ACAGGAAGACCGACAGCCGGCCAACCGACTTTAAGATGAGCCCACTTGTCAAACTCAGAAGCGTCGCCAAACTTAAAAGGACGAGAAACTGCACCCATCGAGCGCCCCGCACTATTTTCAGCAACATCGACAATAAGATGAAAGGTCGTAGACGAGAAAGGCTTACCCTCATATTCTCCCTTACTTTCCTTAATCCCAGTACAAGTAGCGCCAGAACTGAATTTCATAATTTTTTTCCTATTTTGCCAAGTTGATAAATCAGGCAGCAGCTGGCAAGGCAGCGCCCGCAAAGTAACGAGAAAACCCAGAAGAAAAAGCCGCCTTCAACTCCAGAGGAGAGAATTTTTTAAGACGACCAGGCAGAGCCTTATTTGTCACCACAGAAAGAAATTGAGATTCACCCTCAAAGTCTTGACCAAGATAATCCCAAGCTGCAGCAATAGACGGTGCAGCCGTTTCCATAACCCACCGCAAATTACGAACAACTTCAGCCTTAACCGTCTCCAAAGGCAAACGCACCGAACAAGGCACAGACTCAGGACAGACACCACTTTGAGCAACGGCAAGCGTCGCACTATGCCAGTCAGAAGCACCAGCAAAAAAGTCAGCAGGACGACGCAACATCTCAGAAGAAAGAACCCTCAACTTATTACCGTAACGAAGTTCCACCCGCAACCAAGGACAATTAGCCTTTTCCCCAAATAGCTGATCCCCCTTTTCATAACAATTAGTCTGTTTTCCCGCTTCTTTACTGCCAAAATACAAAGAACGAGAACGACCGCCGAGCCAGTCACCGACGCATGATGACTTCAAACGCCTACCCCCAACGTCACACAGTCCAGAACGATATTGCTCGACGATGACATCCAGCCCGCCAGGAAACCCATCAAAAAAATCTAGAGCCAAATCACACCTGGTCACAACCGAACCACTTGCCTCAATCAAATCAGCGACCTTTTCACGCCAGCCAAAATCCGCAAAGGTACAAGCCGACCCATACAAATTGCAGTGGATGGTCTTACCCTGATCCGCTTGCCGTGGAGACTCACTGGACGACATAAACCCGACCCAACCACATTCGGAACCTTCACGCTCAATCGACCAGCGGAATTTATAAAAATCCCGACCTTTTTTAACCTCCGGCGCCACAGTAAAACCAACGCCCAAACACTCACAAACATCCAGCGCCAACTGGAGAGCCTGAGAATGCTTTGAATAATCATCATCAGAAATATTTTCAAGAATACGCTTAAATTCAGTGCCAGAAAGCAACTTTTTTTCCACACCCAACCAACTAACACGTTCAGGCTTAGGCCACGAAAAATCAGTAGCCAACGGCTCAGAATTGCGAAGAAGAGAAGTAAAACGAAGCCAATCGACATGAACCATGGAACCAGAATTCAAACGTTCAGCCTGAAGCCTGAGCTTGATCTGTTGACCTTCAAGAACTAGAGGAGAGGATCCCATGCTATGCCACCACCAACGAGCTCGAACACATATCGTTATCCCCGTGATTACCAACGGGGATGCTCTGCGCGTCGACTCCCGCCGTCGCTGGCGCTCCGTCGCAAGCCGACGCGCCGCCGCACCCTTGACTGGAAAAAGAAGGGAAACCCCCAGAGTCCGCGACCGAAGCCGCCACGGCACAGAATCGCGTTACACGACTCCGGGGATTAGACTGTTCAGCGAAACAGGACTCACGTAACGCATTCAGGCAAGAAATATGAGCAGAAAAGGCAATGCGACCAGCCTTAGTGGAAAGATCGAACGCATCAAGAGCTGAGGAATGAAAAATCGTTTTCATTCACGAAACGCCGATTGAGAAGAAAAAGAGAAACAACCACCATTGACACAACGAACACCACCAGAAGGAATCACATCAGGCGCATCAATCGGAAATTCACATTCATCATACCCAGAACGAAGCAACATACCCGGAACAACAGCACGCGAAGCAGTACCAATAGGATAAGGCTCACGAAAATGGAAAGGCTGAGGAAAAAAACAATGTTTTTGCATGGCGGCATCCTATAAAGCGTTAAATCCGTTCCAATAATTAGAACGTGAGCGAATAATACACCAAATTACAGCATAGTGAAACACAAAGAAAAAAATCATTTTTTAGGGCGATATGGCAACTCACGAACGAGATCGCACCGGTACCACGTTGAAACAACAGCGAAGTGCGACGACCTTAAAACCGTTTCCGCTTCGCTAACGTCAGGGTCTACGACCCCGACACCCCACCAAAGGCAAAGCGACCAACTGGACGCCTGCCAATGATACGAAGGAAATCAAGGTACAGGCCGTTGATGTTACAACCTCATGGACCAGGACTGACGCGATCCGATGATCCGAACAACATCACGGTTGAGGCTATCCAGCGTGGCGTAGAACTTTTCTTCACCGAGAGCCGTTTTGAGACTATGCGAACCGGCCTGGCCGACAGAAGAATCAAGAACCAAAATCCAACCCTCAACACACCCGGACGAAGCTTGAACAGCCCACAACCCAGAAATAAGCCCCAAAGCGTAATACTCTTTTGCTTTTGCGAGTTTCATATCAAATCCTCAACTTGTTTAGAGGACTTAATTATAGTGTTTCACGTGAAACATGTCAACGTTTATATAATATCCTACTAACGTTTAAGGTCTTTTGTTGCTTTTCTACAACAATAAAAGTGCCAACAATTTTTTCCCGTCTTCGACGGGACAACATAAGCCCAACGTTCAACAAAAGCCCAACTACATCAAAAAGTCAAAGGATCAGCAGGAATTTGAGACGGCGAAGACGAAGAAGGCTGAAACGTATCTGTCCGATTTTCAACCTGGCTAAGATAAGGATTGAACTGAGGATTTTCCACATACTGACGACACTCACCAACAGACAAACCAGAATCCAAACCCTGCTGATTGATGCACTTACACACCTCGCCAGAACAATAACCACCGACCACCAACGGCATGGCAACCACCACGCGCAAATGATCGTATGCAGGAGCCGACTCAGGATGAGACGAAACACGAGGGATAAACTGAGTTGAATCATACACAACAAAATCACGACCAGGAGAACGAACACTGCCGCTTTGCGCTGACTCACCAGGCGAAGAAACGACAGGAGTATCACCAACCATATGACCGCTTTTTACCTTTTGCATAATACGAAAAACACCATAACCAAGCACAATAAAAGCCACCAAAGCGAGCGCACCAATAAACAACACCCGAGGAACCCCGCGCACAGGAACAGTATGAAGAGAACTAGACTTATAAAGCGCAAACGCTTTTTTAGGCAACTTAAAACGCCGATGATTGACACAACCTTTCCACTGCATCGCATCATTAATTTCCGGCCACTCATACCAATGACGACCGAGAACACCAACATCACGAATATGGACGTGACGACCGACCAAGGCACGAACATTTGAGTCTAACAACCGTGGAGATTGCGTGGTCACAAAAACATCAATGCCACGATGACGATGAGTTTCCAATTCTGCAACAGACTGAGGAACCTTAGCACCCGGACCACGCGGCCGCCAGACACGCTGCACTTCATCAATCACAAGAATAGCACCGTCAGGTAGCTGGTTGTGCCAGTCGTTCGCATCAACCACCGTATGCGGCAAACTAAGACCATCAAGCCCATCCACAAACAACGGCCTATCACCGCCCATCTTGGAAAGCATATCAACCAACGCCGCAGTCTTACCCGCGCCAGGTGAACCAGTGAAAACCGTAATCATGCGACAAGCGCCAACCGCTTAGCGGAAAGAATAGCAACACGCGTGACCAAAGCCCCAGCAATGATACCCATGGCCTCAGGACCACCCGCTAAACCGATCAAGCCGAGCACACCACCAGCAAGACCACCCCATGCGCTCTCAGCCATAGAAAGCGCCGTATTGAGAGCAGCCGTAAGCGCCGCAAACGTCACAAAACCGAACCCCAAAGACTTAAGAAGAGACCTAGCAGCCGGGGCAGCAAGACTGACAAGCCACGTTCCAATTAGGCCATTCACTCAGCACCCCCACCCCGAGCGCCAAGGATAATAAACCCAGCAGACAAAGAAGCAAACGCAATAACAAGCGGCTTAACACCGCTCATGAAATCACAAACCAAATCATATTTGAAATCAACATTTGCACCAGGAACATGAACAGGAGCAGGACAAGAGCCGGACCCCGAAAATGGCGAGTGAATAAACGTCAAAGGCTTTTCAACGTTATCCAAATCATCAGATTCAGGAGTGTTGAGCTGAGGAGTAGAGCAAGCGAGAATTTCAGGATGAAGCGCACAAAGGTCCAACTGTTCCTGACTGGGCTTTTCGGTCTGCCCGGCAGGAGGAGAAAGCGGAACCGGCTCTTTAACCAAAGGTTCAGGCGACGTAGTAACAATAGTCTTAGGCTGGACATCCAAACGCCAGGGACTGTCCAACGACGGACTTGGAACGATATCGACAACAGGACTTGTATAAGTCTGCGGATCAGTAGCAGGCGATGACGGCACAGGATTACCTTGAGGAACCCGAAGGGGTGTCGAAACAGGACTTGCCAACGGGTTAGCAGGATCAACAGGAGAAGGATTAAGAATAGGTACAGGCAAAACAGGCCACCAAACCTTAGGCATAGAATCCGGCCACAACTGAGGAACACCGACAGGAACGGGTGCAGGTTCCATGATAGTTTCAAACTCAGATTTTGAAACAGGAGTCAGAGAAGACTGCTCACCCGTATCATGTCTTGAAATGTCAGTCGATGACCCACCACTATTTATATAACCATAACCCGGAAGCAACTGACGGTAATAAACATAACACCTGCGAGCAAGTCCAGCAGTAGGAACACCACTAGGCCACTCATGCGAAACATATTCCCAAGTACCTCCAAGAGTAGAAGCATGCCAAGCAACACAAGCAGCATCAGGAGTAGGATATTCCGCAGTACTACCCACAAAGGAATAATACACACCAACCTTCTTCGTTACCTTCTTCCAGACATCATTATCGACGACCAAATCATGATCCGTATACCATTGATAAAGAAGACCCCCAGCAAGAAGCACAACCCCAGGCCACCCGAACGCAACACTTGCAGCCGCCTTACCCGCAGCAGCCGCAAATTTATAAGCAACAGGAATATCAACACCACCACCAGCAAGCGCAACACGCGCAGCACCCCCTGCTATCTTGGACCGAATCCCATTAGAAAAGGACGCATCACTTGGAGAAATTGAAAGATAACCGACCCCCTTAACAGTCTTAAAATTCTCAGGCAACGAAGGCGTAACATACAACGCATGCGCTGCACCACAAAAACAAAGACCACAACTCAAAGCGAACTTGAAATAAGCCATGCCGCCCCCAAGACACCAATGAAAACAGCAAAAAATTCAGGTGTCATGTATGAATCCCCTTACGAAGAAAAAGAACGCCAGCAGTCACAAGCCACACCGTCGCAATACCCCAACCGAGCACAAGACCGTCTGAAGCACCAAGAAGACCACAATCAGGCGCACTAAATGGGGCCACTTTTATAAATGATGAAGCGGTAGAAACATCAGAAAACAGGTATGTGATCGACGATGGAGACACAGAACTAACGTCGACCACATACGAAACGCCACCGACCGACACAACCGAACCGACCTGAGAGGAAGCAGCAGCATTAGCCGCACCCTCGGCAGTGTCGTAACAGAAAGCGCCGACCTGAAACGCCATCTTAGTTAACGCCTTTGCGGATGAACTTAATAGCCACGATACCAATAATGGCAACGAGAACAGCAGCAGCAACAGTCGCGCCGTCAGTAGCCATTGACTCAACAGCAGTAGTAACCGCAGCAGGAACAGCAGCGAAAGCCGAACCAGCACCAAACGCCAGACCCAAAAGGGACAATTTTGCAATGTTCATTTAAGAACTCCCAATCAAACGCCGAGGAAACGCCCCAGCAACGCCTCGCCCAAAACGGGCAAACTCAATAATCTGAAACAGTACCAAGCCGATCCAAATCAACGATCTGCAAATGCTGGTCGAAATCTGAATAATCATGAACCAGTTGTACAGCATGTTCAACATCAGAAATGACACCGCCGCCAGCCTCACGCAAACTGGACACATAAGCAGCACCACACTCCACAGAAGGCACGAGAAATCGCCCCGTATCAAGACATTGAACAAGAAGCCGCATAATTAACCCTTCGACGCAGCCACAGCCGGACGAGGCTTAATATCCAGAAGGGTAAGCTTAGTACTATTATCAGAACCCGCAACCAGATCAAAATCGCAAACAACAGGAAGACCGACAGCCGGCCAACCGACTTTAAGATGAGCCCACTTGTCAAACTCAGAAGCGTCGCCAAACTTAAAAGGACGAGAAACTGCACCCATCGAGCGCCCCGCACTATTTTCAGCA